CGGTTCTAGCGGGATTATGCGACCAATAACCGACGCGGTATCGATGTAATAGCTAGATGTAGTTAGCGTTTGCTCATCGCCGTTTACGTCGATATAAGTAATTGATTCAACAGAGAGCAGATTAGGCGTTAGCTCTATATTGTGACAAAACCCACCGATGTATTGTTTTTCCTGCGTGATGAGTGGACGGCCGGTGTACTGCTCACAAAAATTAGTGGCGGCAGCAATGTAGCTATCGATTAGATCGTTTTCGTCTGTAATGTCGGCGTCGATCTGGCACTGCACACGCGCATCCGCTAATTCAATCGGATACTCTGCAGGGGGTGTGACGTTGATTATGGGCATAGTGGGTACCTAGTAAGCTCAACGAAAAACACCGCCGAAGCGGTGCTTTTGAGTGAAATTACTCGATTACTTGCCGAGCAAGTGTTTGATTGCGGCCGTGTCTTCTAGCACACAGTCGAAACGGTGGAAGGCAAGGAAGCCTGTTTGATCATATTCAGCGTAACGCTCAACCAAACGTTTCAGCACCATGTAGTTCACACGGCGGATGATGAACGCCGACCAGTCACCGAAGAACATGAATTTCTTACCAACACCAATGTCATCAATGCCCTGATCGATAACATAGCGACGGTTAAGAATTGTAGAAGGTGCCAAGCCTGCTACTTCAGGAAGCCACAGTGGGCGGTTATTAAGGTCGGTTAGGTCTTCCATCAGCTGAAGCGTTGAGTCATTAAACGCCAGTGCGGTTTTTGGTGATTCACGATAAGCGGGATCGACAGAGTGAATCAGCGCGTTAATATCTTCAGGCGCTAATTTTAGCGTGGTTTTACCGGTGGCACCGAGTGAGGTTGATGCCTCAATGCCTTTAGGTTGAGTCGGCGAACCCACTCCTGTGCCTTTAATCAGCAAACGCGCTTCGGTGCGGCCGATACGCTGGGCAATACGACGCGCCAGCAGGCTTTGCATATCAATACCAGAATCAAGCAGAAGCTCGTTAGAGACGCGGATGATTTTAGAACTGATTTTTTTAGCGCCGACGTTCTCTGAACCAAACGTTTCGTCTTGCTCGGTTGCCGTCGCATTCTCGCCGAGTAATTCACCCTCAATAGCTGTACCATCAATGGTTGGCCATTCGATCAAGGCGCCGGTTGAGGTGTTCATAATCTCAGCAATAGAGGCAATGCCGCCGTAAGCCTTCATTGATTCGTGAACTTTATCCAGCATTTCAGTAGGTACGGTGTAACCACCTTTGCTGTCAGTGTCGCCGCCTTGTGCGCGTAGCTCTTTAAGCGCGGCGCGCTGCTCAGCGTTCATATCCTGAACACCTTTGCGGACGAACATATCAAACAGATTTTCGGTGCGTAGTTCGCCGTCCATTTCTTCACTGCGATCTTCTCGATCTTCAGTGTCTTCTACAAACTGCTGATCAATTGAGCGGAGTTCTTCTTCGCGAGCAATTTGAGTACGAACATGATCGTGCTTCGTTTTCAAATCATCCCATTTTGAACGCTGCTCTTCGGTCCATGCTTGATCGCCAATGGTTTCATGCAAGCTGCGCATCTGCGTTGACACATCAGCCAGAGCGCCCTGTAGTTCTTTTAGATCTTTCATGCGTAAATCCTCTTCTTACGCGTTAATAATTTGCAGGAAACGCTCCCGCATCCGACTTTCACTTACTGCTCTTTTCAAAACGTCTTGCCCTTGCTCTTTCTTCCATGCTTCTAGTGACCGAACAGCAGCGCCGGCCTCTGGATAAGCAGGGAAAGTGACGGGCGAAACGTCAAACAATCGTGAAAACTTGGTGATCGTGCGAACGATCACGCCATCTTCGTCTTCGTCCCATTCTTCGCCACCGCGGGCAACGCTGAATGCGAACGAGCTTTGATCAATGTCATTACGGCGTAGAGGCTCGATTAATAAGTCTCTGACCGTTTGTGTATCTGGCGGGGTGATCTCATAGCGCAGGCCGCGCTCATCAACTGCCAGCGACAACGTGCCGGACTTTGTGCGTCCGAGTACAAAGTTTTGATCGTGGTTGAATAGCGCCCTAACATCGTCATTTAAAACAGAGTCGAATGCGCCTGGTGCAATCACCTCGCGGAATCCACCAAGGTTTTCGCTACGGCTATCAAATACCGAGCCATAGCCTGTAATTTTTAATGGGGAATCTTCACCCTCGCCTTCCGCCATGCGGACCTCGCAATTGAGTAGGCGACGCTCTTTATTGTTCATCGTTGGTGCTCTCCTGATTTAGAGCCGATAGTGGCTGGGCATTGACGCTGACTAGCATTTCATCGAGCCCGTCACGGCTGTTCATATCCTCAAATGCACGCGCTTCGTTGCGATCCATCCAACCATCGGTAATCGCGTAGTGGTAAAACTCGGCGCGTTCTTTTGGTGTGCCTCGCAATAAACCAGCGAGATTGAATTTCACGTAATAGCCAGCTGCTCGCTCGGCCTTGGTGAAAATGCGACGGTTTAATTCTTGTTCCCAGTTAACGATCCACGGCATCATCGAGTGACGCACAAAGTAGATCGCTTGTTCTGATATGTTGCTGAAGGTCGCTTTTTCTAAATCGTTGATCATGTGGGCGGGTACGTTGAAGATGCCTGCAATTTCAGACCGGCTATATTTGCGCGTGTCTAAGAATTGAGCGTCTTCAGGCGGTATTGTCAGCGACTTATAATCTAGGTCTGCTGGCAGCATGAGTGTTTTGTTATCGGAATCTTTGAGTGCGCGCTTCGCTTTATTCCAATAGTTTTGGAAGCTTGCCCACAAATCTTTGTTTGATACACCGCCATTTTTCAGCGTTAACACGCCTGTTGCACGCCCACCACCAGCAAAGAACTGATTACCGTAGCGTTGCGCGGACATGCCAAGTTCCATTGAATCGCGGTTTTGCTGAATGGGGCTACGGCCCTTTTTGCCGTGACTACCAATCGCGCGGATATGTACCATGTCGTAAGGGCTAACTGCTTTTACTTGCCCCGTATCATCATCGGTGACTGCATAAACATAACGCCCATCACGCTTAATAAGCTCCACATTCCACGGCTTAGCCATAGTTAACGCTTCAATCTCGCCACGTTTTGAACGCTCGATAATTGAATAGCCGTTGCCCCATCCGAGAATGTGATTTTGTTTGGTTTCGCGCCACTTGTAAGACGTTTGCCAAAAGTTTGGGCTGTCGTGTAACAGGTAGTAAGCTGGGTGATCTGTCGCCGGTAATGTCACGCCATCACTCTTTCTCATTACCGCCAATGGCAGCTGAGAAATATTACTCGCGAGTACGTATATGCATGAATAAACCGCGCTTAACTTCATTGCTCGTTCTGGTGACACTGACAGACCATTGCCACCAATATCGTCGCAATCTTCACCAGTGATCGGTGTGGCAGGGTTCTCTAATGAGCGACCCTCAAATAATGTCGCAAACATTAACGGCCCCTCCGTATTGCAGCCAGTGCAGAAAATACCACCAGCATTGAACCTGAAATAATCGCCGCTTCGGCAGGACCATATTTCAGATATAGACCGGCTGTTAACGCTGCAAATCCTATCGTTCCGCATGAGTCTATAAAAATTCGCTGGATCATTTATAAAACCATTATGTCTTCATCAGCCATGGCTGATAGAGGGTTGAATTCACTAGATTGATCACTCAGCATAATTCGGCCTATAGCCATGATGAGCGCCACTGCGCCGTCAATTTTGTTGTCGTTGGCCTCTTTTACTGGCCGTACAATGTCGTCGTTACCCGGTAAATGTTTGCCTACGACGTTGGAAATACACCACGTCATTATTGGGTGCCCGTCGTGATGAAAGCGCCCTGCGGTTATCGCGGCTTCTAGCTCTTTCATTGGGTCTGACATGTTTGTGAAATTTTGCGTAATGGTGACGGGGTTTAGGTTCTCATCTGCTAAATGATGAGATAGGTTTGTTGCCCCGTGCGGGTCAATTGCTGAACAGACAACCGGCGCGATCTCTTGCGTTGCTAGTGCTTCGGCGATTATCTCGCGGTAATCAATCTCGGCCCCATCCGTTGGTAATAGATGCCCACTGTTTACCCAGTGTTGATAACGATTTGCTTGGCGCTTGTTCTCTTCATCAAATACCGTGTCTTCAGGCACCCAGAAACATGGGGCTACACAGTAATAATGACGTTTACCGTCAATAATTCGATTAAATACGCGAGGCATGCTGTTTAAATCGATTTTGCGAGCCAAATCCATGCCGAGTGTGCATTCCTCGCCTTGGAACTGCTCCAGCGTTAGTTCTGGATCTGCGCATTTATTCCAATCTTCCATATTGAAAAACGCGGTTTTGCTCTGTACCCACATGTTTAAGTGCTTGGTTTTGAATGTGTTTACATAGCGAGCGTTCTTAATTGCACGCTGTTGCTGGCTTAACAGGTAATCTTCAAACACCGAGACCCCCATATTTGGGTTGGCTTTGCGTAGGGCTTCAACGCTGGTCCAGTCATCATCCTCATCTATTGTGTAGATGATTCCGAACAGCTCATCGTCCGGCGTTGTGCCGTCCAGCATTTCAATTACGCGACGGCGTTGGTCGTAACACGGCCCCGCGATATTGCTGCCTGCTGTCGTTATTACCCAGATCAATCCCTGCTCACGCGCACCCATACCTGTGATCATCGTGTCATACAGTGAGTCATCAGCATGTTCGTGATACTCATCTACGATTGCTGCAGAGGGTGATGCACCATCACCTGGATCACCAATAATCGGCTCAAACTTTGAGTCATCAGCGGGGCGGTTTAAATTCTTGGCGTTGATCTCTATGCCGAAGTGTCGAGCAAGATCTGGCGTACGTAAGCACATTTGACGGGCTGGGCGGAAAACCTCCCACGCTTGCTTCTCAGTGGTTGCGCCTGAGTAAACCTCAGCCCCTGACTCACCATCAGCACAAAGCATGTAAACCCCTAGCGCGGCAGCAGGTGCAGATTTACCATTTTTACGAGGAACTTCTGTATATGCTTCACGGAATCGGCGGAGGCCGTCTTTTTTTCGCTTCCAACCAAACACCACAACGTATTGCAGCATTTGCCAAGGCTCTAACTTTAGCTTTAGCCGTTGCCGCGCCCACTTGCCTTTTGTGTGCGGCATTTTCTGAATAAATTTACATACACGTTCAGCGGCGTTTCGATCAAACCTGTATTTAAAACTCTTTTTTTTTGATTCGGCTAATTCATCAAGATGACGCTGGCAGGCTAAAATCACATATTTGCATTCACTGGTTCGACCGGCTACAACGTCCCGCGCATATTTATGTGCTGCGTTAACGTTCGGGTAACTAGCCATTTATTCAAAACTCCGAAAAATCATTCCCTCCGTCGCCGCTGTTAGGGCCCATTAAACGACCGCGCGCGGCTGGATCTAAACCAAGCATTGAGCCGAAAGTAGCAATCTGGCGCAGCGCCTCGTTTTTTGCCGTCAGCGCTGGATTTTTCACCAGCCCGCCGGTTGCGCCTTCGACTGTGATTCCGAGATCTTTAACTGACTGCTCAGCAAGACGAAAGGTTGAATAGGCAGAACAAAACGCTTCAAGGTTGTGCAGATCGGTTACCGCTAGAACTCGTTCTTTGCATAAGTGCGGGCAAACCGTATTCCACATTTGAGCACCTAGCTCATCGAGCCATTCCGGCGCATCAACGTTATTTATAAGATCAAACTCAACCGCATCATGGTTAGCGTGTTTGCTACCAGATAGCAGTTTCTGTTTGTTTGGTTTGGGCTTCCGGCCACGGCCGGGGGCCACTGCTTTACCAGCCATCAATATCACACATAGCTAAGTGGCGAGATTTATAACAGTCCTCAAACGCGCCGCCTTTCAATGCTTCTGCGCGTTGAGAAAAAAGGTATTCCGAATTTACGGATACCTCAAAGTTTGGGTTGGCTTTGCGTATGGATTCAATGCTTTCCCAGTCATCATCCTCATCTATTGTGTAGATGATGCCGAATAGCTCATCATCTGGCGCGGTTCCGTCTAGCACTTCGATGACGCGTTGCCGCTCTAATCGATCAAGATGGCCAGCATTTATATCTAATTGCGTGTAATTTAAATCAGCATGGTTGGATCGCAGATAATTCAATACTGCAGTAGCTAGCGTTGTTAATCCGTTTTTTCTACCTGCATCAACATTCCAAGTTCTAAATCTAAATGCGTTGTCTGATTTTCGCTTCCACCCGAACACAGACACCAGCTGGAACAACTGCCACGGCTGAAGCTTTAGCGTTAGGTTTTTACGCGCCCACAAACCTTTCTTGTGTTTATATTGCTGAATTGATTCGCACGCTGCTGCGGCAGAATTTTCATCAAACCAATAATTGAATTCTTTACTGTTTGATTTATTAATATCAGACAGGTGACGCTGACAGGCTAGGACTACATATTTGCATTCATTGATTAGACCAGACACAACGCCTTCAGCGTATCGGTTTGCAATTTCAACATTACAAAAAGTCTTCATCATCGGCCCCGGATTATTTTTTAATTTTGTCCACGTAAAAATTTGAGGTGAGGGGCGGTGTCCGCTGGCTAAACCTGTAGAGATTTACCCCTCCCCCCCCTTATCAGGATGATCTAGCGCGGGCTCTCTGGCTTTCCTGCTGGGTTTTGATGTCTGAGCAAGGCTTGCATAACCATTGAAGGTTGTTGAGGCTGTCAGTGCCGCCCTCGGCTTCTGGTATGATGTGATCGCATATAGAACCAACGACGACTAAACCGCGCTTTGAGCATGATTCGCACAGTCCTTGAGCCCTTGTTTTGACTATTTCGCGCTTTTTCCGCCACGCTCTACCACCTCGGCCTCGGCCTGCTCTTCCTCGCGACCATGCTTTGGCTTTGTCTGCATGCTTCTCGCAGTAGCCGTGACGCTCGGTTGTTGTTGCTGAGCAGCCCTGAACGCGGCAGGCTTTAGGGGTTCTTGGTGGCATTGTCGGACCATTGCCTAATTGATTCTTTGTCTACATTGCACTGCTTAACTATTGCCTCGCATTCTGCAATGTATCCCCAGTACTGCTGATCTAGTGATGGCGGAGCGATTAACTGTGTGTAGATTGCAGGAACCTGCTCACGAATGTATTCAGTTCGAACTACGGTATTGCCGCACCCACTCAACAGTATCAGCATCAATGTAATCACTAGAGCACCCACTAACTTGCTGTAACTGTTTACGCAACTCATAGTTTTCTCTAATGATTAATTTATGTTTATTGTTTGTCTCTGCTAACAATTCATCGTCAGCGGCGCGCTGGGCTATCTGATTGTTCTCGTATTCAACCATTGATTCTATAGTTGATACATAACCTTCTAGCTGGCTTTTTAGCTTGCCTGCTGTCTGCGCTTGCCAAATAACAACACCGCCCAAGGCGAGCATTATTAGTACGATAGCAATTCGAGCTTTCATTTAAGATTACGCTCTAGTATCTTGATTTCTTTACGTTTGTAATGCCATGTAATCAACAGTGTGGCGATAGCAACGCATGAGCCAACAGCGCCATAGTTCTCATTTAAAAAATTCATCATATCGCCAGCTATCAACCCGCCAGAAAACAAATACGACAGGTACGCAAAAAACTTGGATAATAACGATGTGTTATGTTCCACGGTTAAAATCCTTGGTTTTATTGGATGCCAGACAAACACAGTTCGCGCTCTGCTTCTCTACGTTTAACAAGGCCAGGCAACTTAACACCGCTCGCATATACCCAGCGCGGCAGCTCGTTGCAGGCACCTACTCGATCATCTGAGTTTAATTTGCGCAACAATGTACTGCGCTGGAATGCAGCTGCGCCAACATTGTATGTAAATGATGTATATGCGGCCTGTTCTTCATGTGATAAATCAACAGTTACCGCATTACTAACCGCCAAGCCATGAGATATCACCTCATCAGTTAGCAGTTGTTTACACTCATCAACTGTTGCAGTGTCGCCGATCTCTACTCCGGCTGTGTAGCCAAAACATATAGTTGGGATACCAACAGGGTCCTTGTATGCCTCGGTCCGCAATCCTTCAAACCCAGCAACAGCCGTCAGCGCAATCGCTAACCATGTTTTTTTGTGCTGAATCATTGCAAACCCCGGAAACGACAAAGCCCCGCGAATGCGAGGCTCTTAAATAGACAGCTGTTTAGTTAGCTATCCCAATTTAGTGTTTAGAGTAGTATATATGTGCAGAAAAAACAACACATTGCTGTATAAATTAACAGC